TGATTTTGCTGCCGGCGGCGAGCGTGCCGCGGTTGCCGTGGACGATCTGGCGCGCGGCGTTCCTCAAGCGGACGTCCTCGGCCCGCGGCGGGAATGGCTTGCCGTTTTTACCGAGCCTTGGCTCCGGCTCCTGGGCGTACCACTCAACGCTCTTCGCTCCGAGCGAGCGAAGCGGCGTGCCGGCGTTCTTCCCAAAGTGCACCTCGACCGAGCCTGGGTCGGCCACGATCTCGGTCGGCTGCGGGATGTCCTTGCTCTGGGCCGCCGGCTGGGCGGCAGGAGCCGCGACGGGCGTGCTCCGATTGGAGAGCGCCGAGCGGATCGCCCGGAGCTCGTTGAGAATTGCTGTCAGTAGTTCTTCGTTCTGCATCTGGATTCGTGCTTCGTTCGCTGCTGTTTTCATTGATGCCAGCACTCGCGCGCTGGCTGTAAATTGCGGATGCCACTCGTCGCCGTGGCCGTCTTCGGCACCACGCCGAGCCATCCGCTCAAGTTCAAGTACGTTCATCGCTTGCGTCTGAGGCCGAGCGCGTGGCGCATCTGCCAGTCCTGGAAGGCCGAGTCGACTTGATCGTAGAGCTCCTTCCACTTAACCCAGCCCTCGCCGGGGATGAAGCACCAGTACGCCGAACGTTGGATGTGCCCGTGCGTGCCCGTGTATCGCGCAGCGGAGTGTCCTCCGCCGGTCAGGTTCTTGATCGGCTGAGTGCGGTTGAAGTTATTTTGCATAGCGGAGCCAGCGCACCTCCCGTGCGTAAGCGAGCGCCTGATCGCGCATCGACTGGCGCAGAAGCCGCTGGCTGAGCGCGCTATGCTGCCGCTTGGATTGATCGCGGAAGACGACCGCCTTGCCCAGCGCGTAGTGCGAATAGGCGATGCCCGACGCGAACAGCGCCTTGGTCGCGCGGTTCATCGGCTGGCCCTCCGTTTATCGATCATCTTCTGTTCCTCGCGCGAGATGTAAACCGACTTGAAGCCAGCGTCCCACGCGAGCCGATAAGCCCACGAGACCGAGATGCCGGCCTCGTGCGCGAACTCCTTTGGCGTCTTGCCGGCGAGTAGTGCCTTGGCGATCATCTTGGGTATCATACGAGCGCGAGTTCAGTCTGGGACTTTGCAAGTGTGAGGTTAGCGCAGGCTTGCTCGAAGTAGCTTCTCTTGAGCTCGGATCCGACGAATCGGCGGCCAAGCTTTAAGGACTGGTAGCCCTCCGATCCGATGCCCGTGAACGGAGAATAAACGAGGTCGCCAGGATTTGACCAAAGCGTCACGGCTCGCTCGATCACGTCCAGCTGAAGCGGGCAGATGTGCTTCTCGTCGGCGTTGTCACGCGCGCCATCTCGATTGAGAACGCGGCCTTGATCGACCGTCATCCAGACTGGCGAGGCATACTCCTGCCACATATCGACCGGGAACGAGCTCGGATCCTTGGTCACGGGTTTCGGATTCTCTCCCGGCTTGCGGAAGACGAGCAGGTAATCAGCGCAGCCAACGCGCGAATCGCAGCTGTCGGCCTTGAGCGTCTTGTAAAGCAGACCGTGCGCCTTCGTGCGCTGCATCTCGGTCACGGGTGATTTCCAGATGCAGATGCGGGAATGGAAAAGGAAGCCGTGGCGCCAGAATGCGCGAATGATTTCCCCGCTGAAGTCTTGGAACTCGATGCGACCGTGCTTCCACTTGGTCGACAAGAGGTCGACGCAATGCACGGCGACCTCGCGACCTGGCACCATAATGCGCGCGATCTCCGCAATGAGGAACTCGAAATGCTTCGTGAAATCCTCGAGGCCGGCGCAGTTGCCCATATCCTGGAGGTCGTCCGAATAGGTGAATAGATCGGCAAACGGCGGCGAGAAGATCGAGAAGTCAATCGACTCGTCAGCAATCTCCTTCGCCACGCGAACGCAATCGCCGTGGTAGACTTTCCAGTCGTCGCCAGTCTTAAAGTCGACGGCCGTATTCTTCTTCATTTCCTTGATGCGGTTCTCGGCAAACGCTGCCGCCGCGAGTTTCATCTTCTCTTGCATTGTCTGGTGTTGATGGATCTTCCGGTTGATGGCTTGGGTAATGGCTCCTTCGGTCTCCGCTTGCACGATGTGCGCGTTGACTGGCTTCGTCTGGCCGAAGCGATAGGATCGGCGAAGCGCCTGGTAAAAGTCCTCGAACGAGTAACTGAGGCCGACGAAGGCTACGTTGCGACAATGCTGCCAGTTGAGGCCCATCCCGCAGATTGATGGCTTGCTGATGATGACGCGCGCTCGGCCGTTCGTGAACGCAGCGATCTTCTGCTCCTTTGCTTTCGGAGTTTCGGATCCTCGCACCTCGAGCGCGTCGGGCATCAGCGCCTTGAGCTTGTCGGCTTCGTCGTTGGTATTGCACCAGACGATCCACGGCTCGCTCGAGTTGTTGACGAGCGATGCCACTCGCTTCGCGCGAGCCTCCGACGTGAGCCGCATCTCTTCGTGCATCGTGGTTGCCGAGAGCGTGGCGTGACGGAATAGCTCTTCTCCCGAGTGGTCCCGCTGATCGACGGCGACCATCTCCACGATCATATTGAGCGGAGGCAGGATGTAGCCCTCGTCCGAAAAGCCGATGTCGCTTGGCCGGCTGACGCACGCGGCCCAGCTGGCGAGCCACTTCCAGAACTCTCCCTCGGCGTGACCCTTCAGTCGCCAATCGCCGGTGTTGAAGGTATCGTTGATGAAGAACGTCGCGAGCATCTGCGCCGGCGAACAGATGCCGAGGAACTCGGCGTGCTGGCCGAACTCCGTGTAGTCGTTGGGACTAGGCGTCGCCGTGCAGCAGAGACGATATGGTGTGCGGCTGAAGGCTTCGGTCAGCGCGATGCGCGTCCGGCCCGTAAACGCCTTTAGGATCGACGACTCGTCGAGCACCACGCCGGCGAACGCGGCAGGGTTAAAGTGCTCGAGCTTCTCGTAATTCGTGATCCAGATCCCTGGCCCAGCCTGCACCTCGATGCCGTCTTGAAGGACGGTTGCCGTGATGCCGAACTTCTTTCCCTCCTCCGCGGTCTGATTCGCGACCGCGAGCGGCGTCAGGATAAGCACCGGCATATTGGTGAACTGCGCGACCTGGCGCGCCCATTCGAGCTGCTGCGCCGTTTTGCCAAGGCCGCAGTCCTCGAAGAGCGCGGCGCGACCCTGGCGAATCGCCCAGCGCACAATCGACTTCTGCCAGTCGAACAGCGGCGCCTTGATCTCGAGCGGCTCAAAGCCGCTTGCCTGCGCGACCTTCGTCTTCGCGTCGATAAATTGATCGTAGGTCATCGCATCGCCCTCCGCACCTTGTCTGCGTAAGGCAGCGTCGCGGTCTTCTTGTGTCCGGTCGGGCCGCCGTTGTGGATCCGCGCGAGGGTCGCGACGTCGCCCTTGGCCCAAGCGTCCGGCGCGTAGCGTTTGAAGTAAGCGGTCGCGACGCGGCGCGAGTAAGCAAGGTCGGTGACCTGCTCGTAGCTTCCGGCGACGCGCGAGTCGGCGTGATACGCGCGGGAGATCTGGAGCGGCCCGAGGCTCTTGCCGTTGTCGCCGAGGATCGCGCCGTGGCGGCCGCTGGTCTCGACTTGGTGCAATGCCCGCCAGAAGCTTTCCGGCGGCTCGGCGTGGCTGGCAGAAGCCAGCGCGAGGAGCGCGAGGAGGCGCTTCACGACGCCACCTCCGCGCGGAAGATCGGCGCCATCGAATACTTGCCGAGCGCGTAGACATACTCGCCGCGGTCATCGCTGCGGATCTTCACGCGCTTCGTGCTGCCGTGAGCCTCGACCGTAGCGAAGGAGCCCTTGCGGTCGATAACCTTTACTGAGAAGACGCAGTCGTAATCACAAGCGCTGCGAGCTTCGAGAACCTGGCCGGATTGGATGGGAGCGGTCATTTGTCGTTGTGGTGTCTCGGGCGTGATTGCCTCCGACGCCACCGACAATGCAGACGCGAGCGCCGCGGTCAACTCTTTTTCTCAAAATTCTATCCGGCGGAATCTGACAGTCAGACGTCAGTACGTGTAGTAGGTCGGATTTGAGACTGTGACGGAGATCGAGTACCCGCTCGGCGTGATCGTTCCAGCGCGCACGGTCTGGCCGAAGAAAACCATCGTGCCTCCGTTGGTGCTCGAGTAATCGGCGCCGCTCTTCAAAATAAAGTCGTCCGACGCTCCCTCAAAAAGAAAGACCATCGCATATTTAGCCGTGCTTGTGTTGTAGTAGACTTGCTTGAAGCTAAACGAAAACGCAGCTGGTGATCCCGTCGCGTCCAACAGGTCATAAGCGGCAGTCGCGATGCCGCCATTGTAAGTGACCGCTTCTTGTGAAAGCGCACAAACCCGAGATTTTGGAGTGGCTGTTGGCGCATTGCTGACATCGCCGATGAGACCGCCGCTGGCATTACGCATCGCGATGAACGTATCGGAACTGCTTTGCGAATTTGTACCATCTGAGGCGAACATATCGATGTCCGCGTAATTCAGATTCCACCAGTAATCCATCAACGCGGCCACCGTGCTCTCCTCTAGTCTAGGCTGATTCAACGCATCGAGATCGGCCGTTGTCTTGTCCTCAATGCAATGTGTGATCGAGGAAAACAGCTTAGGATAGATGAACGGATCAGCTGGCATCAGTATGGCTCAGAGGCGAGGACGAGCATCTTCTTCGGCGTCCCGTTCTGGCAGACGTCGATCTCGCGAAGCTGAATCGTGCCGCTGATTGAGGTGTAAGGGATCGTGATGACCGGCCCTCCCGCGCCCATCTCGAGGCCGGCGGAGTTGACCTTGAAGTAATTGGTTCCGTAGTTGACCACGGCGCCTGCGCTGCCCAGCGAAGAGGTGACGCTGCCGTTGCCGTAGGTGATTCCTCCGCTCGCGATCTCCCAGCTTGCTGTGCCATCGGTCCAATCGATTCCGAACTCGTCTACCGTGATCGTGCGGCTGCCGTTGTCCTCGACCACAAGCCCTCCAGGACCGATTCCAGCGCTTACGCTCAGGTCGCCGTAACGCACGCCGAACTGATCGATCAGAACGGTCATACTGCCGCTGACGTAGTCGAAGCCGAGCTCGTCCATCCGCGAGCGATTGCTTCCGCCGTCGTTGACTTCAACTCCGCCTTGGCCGGCCTTAACCAGAATCAGAGAATCGGAAAAGTAGTAGCCCGTCGAACTGATGCGCCACGCATCGGTCGTGTCGGTCCACTTGATCTGGGTCGCGCTGAACTCCGACGAGTCGCTGCCATCGGTGAAGCTGATCTTGGCTACGCCGTAGGTCGCGGAGAGGGTTGTCGACGCGACGTAGATGAACCCAGGCCCAACGGCGCCGGTCGCGCTGCCGTTCGTGAACGTGAATCCGTCGAGGTCAATGTAAGCCTTGTTCGTCGAATCTTGCCAGACGAGCCCGTTCTCGCCGAC